ACTTACACGATCACCTGAGGAGCGCTCCAACATGGCAACCAAGAAAAGTGCGGCCCGCGCCGCAGTCGATCCGGCCTCGCGGCCCTCCGCGCGCGGCGCTCAGCCGGTCAGCTCGCCGAACGAGGACGCGAAGCGAGCAGGCGCGCCGGGTCCGGACGCGAACGATGCGAACGCGCAGGCCGACGCCGCCAACGATGGCCTGCCCACCATCGTGCGTGTGTCAGCCTCGAGGCCCGCTCTCGTGACCGTCGAGCGCATCGCCGATCGCGAGCGCATGCCCAACGGCGCGACTCCGCTCGAGCCGAATGTGGAGCGCAGCTTCATCGTTGACGACGGGCAGTCGCTGCGCATCACCGAAGCCTGAGATACACCCCCCCCGAGCGGGGCACCTTCGGCGCGGCCGCGCGTTGCCCCCCGCCGTGAAGTCCGCCCGCCGTAGCGTCGAAGCGCTCGGCGGGCGGCTTGCCTTTCAGCCATGACCACTGAAACCCTCAACGCGGGAACGACCTCGTGGACCCCGCCTGCAGGGGTTACGTCGGTCACGGTCACCTGTTGGGGACCGGGCGGCGGCGGTGGCACTCGATCGACCACCGGCAACGGTGCGGGCGGCGGCGGCGGCGGGCTCTCGATCGCGACCCTGACGGTCGTGCCGGGGGTCGCTGAAACCGTACAGATCCCCGCAGGCGGCATACCGGGCACGACTGCGAGCGACTGCTGGTTCCGCGATGCCTCGACCGTCATGGCTCGCGCAGGTGCGAGCGTGCCGGCGAACGGCACCACGGGCGGCGCAGGCGCTGCAGCAGGCGTCGGCGCGACTGCGACGCGCACCGGTGGCGCAGGGTTCAGCAACGGGGCGAGCGGCGCGGGCGGCGGCAGCTCAGCAGGCACCAGCGCGAACGGCGTCGCCGCGACCAGCGTCACTGGCGCGACTGCCCCCACCGGAGGCGGCAGCGGTGGCGCGGGCGCAGTCAATGCGAACGCGACTGCAGGCGCGACCCCGGGCGGCGGCGGTGGTGGCCCGACTCGATCGAACGGCACGCGCACAGGCGGCAACGGTGGCGCGGCAAAAATCCAGCTCGACTACACCGCAGCGAACATCTACAACCTGACCGCGACCGAGAGCGCGAGCGCAGGCGACTCTGCGGCGCACCTCGAGGTCGGCTACGAGGCGGTCAGCGACTCAGCAGCCGCAGGCGACTCGGGAACGCAGGCCGGGCCCGGAGGCGCAGCGACGACGATCCGCGCCGACAACTTCAACCGCGCCGATGAGTCGCCGATCGCCAATTCGTCCTTCGACGGCACGCCTTGGGAGGGCGACGGGTCGTTCAGCGGCAACCCGTTCCAGATCACGAGCAACAAGGCCGTGCCCTCCGCCAACCTCGCGATCAACAAGATTCCGGTTGGCCGCAGCAAAGACTTCCGCATGGGCGCGAAGATCAAGCCCGTCACGGACGCCGGCCTGATCTTCCGGGTGTGGGACTACTACACGCACCTGCGCGCGCGCTTCTGGTTCGGGAAGATCCAGCTAGTCAGCTTCGTCAGCGCGAGCGGCACGCAACTGGCGACCGAGTACGACGGCGGTTGGGCGATGGACGCCTCGGTGGAATACCTGCTCGAGGTAGACGTTGACGCCGACAACTACATCACGGTGCTGGTCGATGGCGTCGCGCGCCTCGGGCCTGTGCAGGCGACCGACCTCGACGGCGTGAACTATGCGGGCATGTTCTCCGGCAGCACCGGCTCGGTCTACGACGATTGGCAGTTCACGACTCGAGGCGCGGCGGGCGGCGCGACGTACAGCGCGAGCGCGAGCGACGCAGCAGCAGCAGCAGACGGCGCGAGCACTCAGGCGACGCGACCTGCTGCGGCCACCGACTCAGCGGCATCCGGCGACAGCGCGGCCACACAGGCTACGCGCCCCGTGGCGGCGACGGACAGTGCGGCTGCGGGGGATTCAGGCGCGACGCAGGCGACGCGCCCTCTGGCGGCACCTGACTCGGCGGCGGCAGGTGATTCGGCGACCTCGCTCGAAACGGGGACCGTCGCCGCCTCGGACTCTGCAGCAGCCGGCGACAGCGGGAGCACTGGCGCAGCTCCGTATGCGGCGAGCGCGGCTGACTCAGCCGGCGCGACGGATAGCGCGACCGCACTCGAAACCGGCTTCGTGCTGGCAAGCGATTCGGCGGCGGCGAGCGATAGCGCGGCGACCGCAGCGACCTTCGGCAGCACGGCGAGCGACAGCGCGGCGGCTGGCGATAGCTCGACCTCGGCGGCAGCGGGTGGCCTGATCGCCAGCGACGCGGCGGCGGCGGGCGACTCAGCCGCGCAGCTTCGCATCGGGGTCGGCGCAGCGACGGATGCGGCAGCAGCCGGCGACTCGGCGACCTCTCTCGAAACCGGCATCGGGCTCGCGACTGACGCGGCAGCGGCAGGCGACAGCGCGGCGACGGTGCGCGCGCAGCAGGCAGCAGCGAGCGACGCGACAGCGGCGAGCGATGCGGCCAGCTCAGCAGCGGCGACGAACGCAGCAGCGAGCGACGCGGCTGCGGCTTCCGACTCAGCCACTCGAGCGATCGGTCCGGCGAGCCTCAGCGCGAGCGACAGCGCCAGCGCGAGCGATGCTGCGGCGCAGCAGGGGGCATTCGGCGCTGCGGCAACGGATCCAGCTGCAGCAGGCGACAGCAGCTCGAGCCAAGCGGCGCTCGGCGCGGTCGGTACCGACTCTGCTGCTGCAGGCGACTTGGCGATCAGCGCGCAGGGCGGCGGCTCGAACATGAGCGCGACCGACTCGGCTGCTGCAGGGGACAGCGGTGCGGCGCTGCGCACGACTGCCGCCGCCGCGCAGGATGCGGCTACAGCCGGCGATCAGGCATCTGGCCAAGGGATAGGGGCGAGCGCGGCATCCGACGCCGCAGCGGCCTCGGATTCGGGGATCAGCGCAGGCGCGACGGTGAAGGTCGCGACGGACTCGGCGACTGCCGGCGACTCTGCAGCTCGCACGGCGGTGCTCGAGCTGAGCGCGAACGAGGCGGCGACTGCCGGCGACTCGGCGATTCAGCGCATGGTCGCGGCGGTTCTGGCCATCGAGGCGGCGATCGCGGGCGACTCGAGCATCACGGCTGCGGTGCTGGTCGCGGCTGCTGCCGATATCGTCGCTGCGGGCGATCAGGCGACGCAGCGCGCGATCATGTACGCGCAGGCGATCGACGCAGTGGTGGCGGGCGACTCGGCGATTCAGGCCGATGCGTTCCCGCTGATCGTCAGCGCTCTACGCACTTGGCGCGTGCCCTCCGAGCAGCGCCTGTACGCTATAACGGCCGAGTCCCGCACCTTGCGGGTATGGGCTGAGGAAAGGCGATGGAAAGCTACGACCTGAGCGTGCCATCGCGGCCGACGATCCCGAAAGACCCGAGCGCGAAGCTCGATTACTCGGTTGACCTGACCGACTGGCTGGCGCTGATCGGCGACTCGATCGCCTCGTTCACCGTGACGCTAAGCGGTGGCCTTGTGCAGCACTCAGCGCCGACTCGATCGGGCGGCGTGCTGACGGCATGGGTGAAGGACGGCACTCCGGGCGCGCTCGCCTCGATCACGTTCGACTTCATTACGACGGCGACGCCGCCGCGCAGCGACCATCGCACGCTGTACCTTCAGATGACGGAGCGCTGAGCGTGGCCGTCATCAAGGGCCGCAACGTCCGAATCGAGGTTGGTGCCACATATGGCACTCCGATCGCAGTTCAGGTGGTGCCTCAGGGGTACTGGCCCACGATCATCGCGAATTCGCACGGCCTCGCCAACTTCAGCGCCGGCTACTTCAACGGCGTGGCCGGCATGCCTCAAATCGAGGGACAGGCCTTTCAAGTCGGCAGCGCGACGACGAACGGCTTCGTGCTCGCAGGCCTGAACACCACGCCGTACGACACCTACGCCTCGGGGTTCGTGGTGCCGGTGCTCACGTGGCTGACGATCGCCGAGAGCACGAGCTACACGATCACCGTGCCGGATGCTGCGCCGATCGACCGCACCACGATTCGCGACTTTCAGCAGCGCAACCGAGGGCGAGGCCTGCTCGGCGCACAGACCCTCGCCATGAACCTCCTCGCGTTCGAGGAGGGAAGCGCCGCGCATCTGGTCTGCGAGAACGCCGCGATTCAGGGGTTCGGCCTGATCGTGCGGATCACGCACAAGGGCGGCTTTGTGCGGCTCTGTCGCGCGCAGCCCGGGCTCGTCGGCGAGGACGTGCAGCTCGGCGCGGTCGGCACTCAGGCTCGAGCGTGGTCGATCGACGGCTTTGCCCTCGCGATCCCCGGCATCAGCGCGCCGCCTGCGCCGCCCCCACCGCCCCCGCCGCCGCCTGCGCCGGGTGCCACCTACGTTGACCCAACCTACGTCGCCGCAACCTATGTCGCCTGACCCTGCACCCCCGCCCGAGAAGAAAAAGCCGCCGCGCCCGCCGCCGCCGCCTCCTCCTCCCCCGCCACCGCCGCCGCCCCCGCCGCCTCCTCCTCCGGTGACGAATCCGCACTTCGTTGAAGGCGACTACATGGAACAGGACTACGTGCAATGACGATCACGCTCCGACAGACCAAGGGCTCGGCCCTCACGATCGCCGAACTCGACGGCAACTTTCAGGACCTGGACCCGCGCGTCACGACAGCGCAGGCGACGGCGACTGCTGCAGGCACTGCCGCATCGACCGCGCAGGGCACGGCTAACACCGCGCAGACGACGGCAGCAGCCGCGCAAGTCGCTGCGGCAGCAGCTCAGGCAGCAGCAGCAGGCGCGAGCGGCTTCCCGACCAGCGTCGCGTTCAACACGAGCATTCCGTACACCGGCTACCTGAAGATGCCGGAGCAGGCCGTCACCGCTCAGTACGCTTTCGCGCCGAACCCTGCGGGCGCGCTCGACTCGACCGAAACGATCATCGGCCTGATCGCGGACGGCAATCCGGCGCACATCCCGACCTTCGCGGCCTCCATGAACCCGGTGAACAACCCGCAGTGGGTGAACACGCAAGGGCAGGTGCAGACGATCACGACGTGGCGCGAGAACGGCCGCTACTACTACGGCATCGTGCCGGGGCCGCTGATCGATACGGGCGTGCCGACGCTCAGCCTGATCGCGGTTCAGAACACCGACAAGAACAGCGTCGTGCTGCAGTGGTCCGAGAACATGGACCCCGCAATCAGCGCTGCCTCGGCCTTCGCGATCCCGACGAAGACGATCAGCGCGCACACCCGCGTGGACGGCATCTACACGTATCTCACGGTTTCGCCTCCGGTCGCCTATGGCGAGTCGCTGACGCTGAACTACACGCCGCCCGCGACCAACAAGATGCGCGACCTTGCGGGCAACCTCGTCGCGTCCATCAGCAGCGCTGCGGTGCAAAACTACGTGCTGCCCGCTGCCTCGAAGGTGCGCATGACGGCCCTCGGCGCATACGTAGTCGAGAGCGGCGACGCAACCGCAGGCTGGAACTACTACGGCAACCCTGCGAACGGCGGGAACATTCAGGACGACACGCACGGCGCATCGAGCACGAAGAAACTTGCGGCGAGCGCAGACGGCCACATTCGCTGCAAGATCACCGGCATCAGCGGCGACAACGGCAACCCGTTCAAGGGCGTATTCGGCTTCGACCTCGACCCGACCGTCACTGAGCGCGGCACCCTGTACGGGCTCTACTACGGGCACGACGGCTCGGCGAACGTCTACTACGCCAACGCCGGCCAGTACAACACCGTGGCGCTCAACGGCACCGTGCTTGCGCCTGCGAACAACGACGAGATTCGAGTGAGGCGCGCAGGCACGAACATCGTGCTCGAAGTCTCGAAGAACGCCGGCACCAGCTGGACTGTCGTGCACACCTACTCGAGCGCGAGCCAAGCGGCGCTATACGGCAAGCTGCACGTGTCGAACACCTGCGCGTTCGAGAACATTCAATCGGATGCGATGGCATGACGCGCAGTGCAATGCAGAAAGCGGTGCGGCGCGGCGGTGGTGCGGCGGCTGCGCCTCCACCTCCCCCCGGACCCGGCGGCGAGCTGCTGTGGTCGGTGCTCTATGCGAGCGCAGGCGACGGCGCGATCATCGAGGTGGGCGTGGGCGACGTCGTTCTGCTGGACGTGCCTCTTACCCCGAACTACGACAGCGTGACGGTCTACGGCACCCTGAAGGTGTCGCGCACGGTATCGACCGTGCTGCGCACGAAGCGCTTGATCGTCAACGGCGGAACCTACTTCTGCGGCACTCGAGCTGACCCCTTCCCGCGCGGCAGCGTCACGCACGAGTGGGTGCCGACAGGCCTGAGGGTGAACGACCTCGCGGTCGCCTCGCCGCAGCCCGGTGGCCTTCGGCAGGACACGCGACCCGAGAGCAACCGCGGCTGCCTCGTAATGAACGGCGGCAAGTGGCACTGGTGCAGCGACGTGAGCGGGCTTACCACCGTGTTCAAGCTCGGCAATACCGCAGCGGTCGGTGCCAGCTCGATCACCTCGCGCGTGCCGGTGAACCTGAAGGCGGGCGACAAGCTCGAGGTGACCACCTCGAAGTACTACTACGAGGGCCTGAGCGACAACACGGTAGACCTGCTGATTACGGGCACCGAGCAGCGCTACCCCGACGTGACGCGCCTGCCGGGATGGGGGCAAGAGGTGATCACGGTCGCGTCGAACGTGGTGAACAGCACGACGATCCCGATCAGTCAGGCGACGACCTACGACGCAGGCCACTTCCCGACCAACACGGCGACCCTGCAGCACCGTCACCACGGAAAAATCCAATACCTCGTGCCGCCGACTCGCGGCGGCTCGACGCTCGAGGAGGTGCCGGGGACGAACCTCAGCTACACCAATCACGGCATCCTGCCCAACGACGTGTTCGGCACCGTGAACGGGCAGCAGATTCTCGGCTCGCGCGTGCTGTCAGCGATCGCTGCAGGCGCGGCCTCGAGCATCGACAACTGTTCGAGCGTGGGCCTGCTGACTCACCCGCTCAAGTACGGCGCGCCCAACGATTCAGACTGGAACACCTACGGCTACGGCGCGCACCTGATGGTGATGGGTCTTACCGCTGAATGCCAAATGGAGGGCGTCGAGCGGTACCGCGTAGGTCAGGCCGGCTTCTTGGGGCGCTACCCCGACCACCAGCACATGCGCAGCTACACGCCGTACCTGAGCCCAACCAACAAGGGCGGCGTGTACCTCGGCGACGTGGACGGCACGAAAAACTTCATCAGCAAGTGTTCGACCTCGCGCAGCTCGAACCGGGGCAGCACGATTCACGGCACCTGCGGCTTCGTGCTCGAGAAAAACGTCTACTGCTACATCGACACGCACTGCATATTCCTCGAGGACGGCAGCGAGCGACGCAACGTGATCGACGGCAACCTTGTGAGCGGCGTGCGCTCGCTGAGGTTCGGCCAGATCCCGATCAAGTACCACGACCAGTACACCCGGCACCCCTTCTACGGCAGGCAATACCCCGGCGAGTACAGCGACGCGGGCGCATCGGGCATCTGGTACACGAGCCCCGATAACTACCTGCGCAACAACTCGGTCTTCGGTGCCTTCATCGGCATCTGGAACACGTTCGCGTGCGATCAGAGGTTCAACCCTGACGACACCAACACCGACGTGTACCAGTTCGGCTGCTTCGGTCAGTCCCGGAACGTCGAGTACGCGCCGATGAATCACCTGAACCTGCAGCACTTCAACAACGAAGCGGCCTGCTGCGTCTCGTTCAACATGCGCACGCAGCCGCGCGTGATCAACGAGGACGGCGGGCTCGGGTACGGCCACTACGAAGCGGGTCGCGTGCTGAACCTCTACGACACCACACCGAACGACTTCGACAAGGTGAATCTTTGGAAGTGCGAGCGCTGGTACAACAACGAAGCTCGAGCGCCGCACTACGTTCGTTGGACCTGCGCGGGCGTGAAGAACAGCAACACCGCGATCGGCCAGATTCGCGTTTCCATCTCAGGCAATGCAGCGCCGTCGCACGGTGCCATCTCGGCGTTCGATCAGGCCCTGATGGTCAGCACCACGCTGGACGACGCGTACCCGAACACCCTCAACAACATGATGGTGTCGTACAACAACGGGGTTAACCGGATCAATTCGATCTTCGTCCCGACCGCGCCGCAGTACACCTACCTCGAGAGCCGCTACGGCCTGCCGCTGGTGACGCAATCGGGGCAGGTCATGCGCCTGTGGGACTTCTACCTCTACCCGGTACAGCGCGGCTTTTCGCTCGACACCAACACCTGCGTGCTCGGTGCCTCGCCCGGTTGGTACGGCGTGCGATTCCCGCCGCTCTACATGGTCGCCAACAACTATCCGGACCAAGGGTTCTCTGCTGCGTACAAGAACCTCGTAGGCGATATCGCTGTGCCATGGTCGCAGGGCAACAGCGGCGCTATGTCGCTGCCTGCTGACGGCCTCGCGTCGATGGGGCAGGACGGCGGTTGGTGGGTCTTCGATCACCCGTTTCTGCTGCATGGCACGACCGGTTCGGTCTATGCGCCCAGCTCGCCCGATGCGGTGAACCTCAACGGCAAGTTCCTGCCGGACACGTATCACTTCGTCGGCGTGCAGGTCGAACGCTTCGACAACATCGACGTGTACTACGGGGATAACAGCCCGATCAACTACACGCGATACGCAGCCGATGGCGTCACTCAGGTCGGCACTTGGAACACCGGAGCGCCGCACCAGAACTATCCCAACATGCGCCATGCGGCGGTCGAAGACAAGCTCGTTAACGGGATCATCAAAGCAGACCTCCCGAATGCGGCGACGCCCTCGAAGCTGCTGATCGCGTTGTACGCGGGCTACCCCAACGTGGCGGGGCAAAACTTCACGCTCGGAATCGAGTTCAATCCCTCGACGCCGGTCACGAGCTGCGTGATCAACGGCCCGGGCGGTCCGTACACCTTCACGCAGGTCTTCAACCGCGCGGACCTGCTCGCAGCAGGCGGGCCGACCTCGAGGCGTTACTGGCGCGACACGGCGAACAGCCTGCTGTGGCTTCACCTCTACTACGGCGACATACCGGGCTATAACGACGCCGATCCCATCATGTCGTTCAGCAAGCAAAACCGCCTTTTGAAGATCAACGTGAACGGGTCTACGCAATGAAGTTCTTCGGCTTTCTCATTCTGGTCTGCCTGCTCGTCCTGTTCGGCGTGCGCAGCGCGCGTGCTGCAGAGGATCACCGCGAGGGCATCACCAACATGTACTCGCAGTGCCGCTGCGTCATGGAAGGCGGGGAGTGCAGGGTCTACAACCGACCGCCAGCGAAGCCGGGTACGAAGGTCTTCACCTCAGTCGGCCCTATCTCGGCAGCGGCGTACAACGCGATCAGGCTCGAGGGCGGGATGATGTGCGAGGGCGGGCAATCGGCCTGCACCACGAACTGGGACGGCGACAAGTGCCGAGCCTTCCGCACGATGTTCAGGCAAGAGCCGACCGTCTGCGTTCCGGGCCCGGGGGCGCGCAAGTGATCTACGACACCGACCGGGTGGTTCAGCCCGCGATCGAGCCGCTGTCGATCGAGCAGGCCAAGGCGATGGCGCGCATCGATCACTCCATGAACGACCTCGTGTTGCCGATCTGGATCAAGGCCGCGCGCGAGAGCGCCGAGCACGAAACGGGCTCGTGCCTGATCACGCAGACCCGGCGCGCGGAGCTGTTCGATTGGCCGGGGGACGAGGACCTGTTCAAGGTTCACCCGGTGCAGTCCGTCGAGCTGAGCTACTGGAACGGCTCGAGCTGGACGCTGGTGCTGGCCGGGCCGATGGCGATCCGCACGCCGGCAGGGGTTCGAGTCGCGCGCCTGCTGTCGTCGGCGTATCCGAGCCTGCCCGCATGGTCAGGTTCTCGTGTGCGCGTTGACTTCGTGGCAGGGTGGGGCAGTACAGCTGCGGACGTGCCCGCGACGGCCCTGCTGTACATCGGGGCCATGTGCGCCTACTGGAACACGCACCCGCAGGCGGCTTCCGAGCTGCGCATCGCCGAGTCGCCTTTCCTCGCTCGCCTGCTGGATCCGCTGCGGACGTTCTACTGATGGCACGCACCGCAGCTATCGACGCAGGGGAGCGCGATCAGCCGATCCAACTGCTGAAGGCCGGCAAGGGTCAGGACGAGGCGGGGCAGACCGTCAAGGGCTGGACCGATATCGCGACGGTGTGGGCTCGAGTGAGGCCGGCGACGGCGCGCGAGCTGCAGCGCAACGGTGCAGTGCTCGGCCTCGACTCGATCGTCTTCGGCATCAGCTACAGGCCGGGGATCGAAAGCTCGGGCGCGGTGCGCTGGAAGGGCAAGGTGTACGAGCTGACCGGCGTGCCCGTCAACGTGGACGGCGCCAACCACACGCTCGAGCTGATCACTGGCGCGAGGCCTGCGTGATGGACGGCATTCACGCCACGGTCGATACGCGCGACTACCGCGAAGCGCTGAAGGCGATCCCCGACAAGCTGCGCAAGCGTGCATTGTTGAAGGCCCTGCGCGCTGCCGCGAAACCGGTGCGCACCGAGATTCGGGGCAACACCCCGACGCTCAGCCTCGCCTCGAGCCTGAAAGCGCCGTATCGCAAGGCGGGCGTGCTGCGCGGCGCGATCGCCGTGCGGGCCTCGAAGCAGGCGCGACGGCGCGGCGACGTGGGCGTGTTCCTGAACGTGAAGCCGCTGCCGAAGGCGCAGCGCTCAGCGAAGAACCCGCTGGACCCGTTCTACTGGCGCTTCGTCAACTTCGACCACCAGAGCCGCAGCGGCAAGACAGTCAAGGGCGTTCACTTTCTCGAGACAGGCGCGCGCAGGCTGAACGAGGCGCTGTCTGAGTTCGAGGCGGCGCTGGAACCGGCCATCGCGAAGCTGAACAACAAGGGCGAGACTCCATGACCCCCGAAGCCGAATTCCGCGCCCTCCTCGCCGCCTATGCGCCGCTCACCGCGCTCGTGCAGGGCCGCATCGTGCAGAACCTTGTGGACGAGGGCATGGCGGGCGACTACGTGGTGTTCTCGGCCACCCACGATCCCCTGAAGGGGCTCGGCGGCGAAGTGCTCGAGGACGAGGTGTCGTTCTCCGTCGAGAGCTGGGCCGCGACAGCGGTGCGCGCCAACGCGATCGCTGATGCAGTCGCCGGCGCGGTCGCTCTCGCACCGATCACGCGGCAGGCCGCAGTGACCTCGAGGGCCACCGGTGGCGACGGCGACCTCGGCCTAGATGCGGTCGTGATGACGGTCGCGTGGTGGGCATAACTCTCGAGCGGTGGAATACTGCACCGCGTTACTTTCCAACCGTGACCTGAAAGGGGTTCCACATGCCAGCTATCAAGGGACGCAACGTACGCGTCGAAATCGGCGCAACCTACGGAGCCGCGATCCCGGTCACGGGCGTGACTCTCGCCAACCCGGGCGTCGCTGCAGCAGCCGCTCACGGCCAGCTCGACGGCGTGGTCGGCTACATGAAGAACGTAGTCGGCATGGAGGAGCTGGAAGAACAGGCCATCCGCATCGATGCGCCGACGACCGGCAACTTCACGCTGCAGGGGATCGACACGACGCAGATGGGCGTGTGGGTCAGCGGCTCGTTCTATCCGGTGCTCACTTGGCTCACGGTCGCGGAAGCGCGCACCTACGCGACGGGCGGCGGCGAGGCCGAGGCGCTCGACATTACGGCGCTGATCCATCGCACGCGGCAGACCGACGCGGGCCTGCTCGCTGCTGAAGACTTCTCGTTCGACGTGATCCCGCAGACCACGCCGAGTCCGGCGATGATCCTGTGCGAGCAGAGCGCGCGCAAGTCAGCGAAGCTGGCGATTCGGGTAACGCACCTGATCGATGGCGCAGTGCGAGTCGGCTACGGCACGCCCTCGGTGCCTTCCGAGTCGGTGGACGTAGGCGCTGTCGGCAGCGGCACGCTCTCGTTCAACGTGCGCGGCTACATCCTTCGCCTGCCGGCCTGATGCGGCCCGAGGACATGCTGAGGCGGCAGCGCGCCGCCTCGCGGGAATGGCTCGAGCTGGACGACGAGCCCCGCCGTCGCGCGGTCTACGTGCGCAGGCCGCATCTGGTCGAAGGCCTCGGCTTCCACGACAGCGACGGGAAGGTGAAGCTGGCGCTGGTCAATCAGCGCCTGCGCGACCTCGTGGTGGATTGGCGCGGCTTCACCGAGGCCGACCTGTTGGGCTCGAGCATCGGAAGCGATGCGCTGCAGGACTTCGACGCCGACGTGTTCGCCGAGTGGGCCGGCGATCAGCCCGAGCTCGTGATGAAAATCGCCATGCACGCGATCGAGCTATGGGCACGGTACAACAAGCAGCGCGACGGCGACGCAAAAAACTCCTCGCCTTCCTCGACTACCGAGCCGGCGTAGTCTGGGAAGGCGAAGCCCCGCCCGAGCCGAATGCAAGCACGCTCGAGGCCATCAGGGTGTGGAATTTCATTGCGGACGGCATGGGCGGCGTGCGGTGGGACGCGCTGCCGCTCGCGCTCGAGTTCAACCGCGTGCCCGACGCCGAGGAAACTATCGTGCGGCTGCTGCTGATCAAGTCGCATAACCCGAAGCGCGAACCGCGCGACGACGAGGACTGAACCGTGGCACTCGCAACCCTTTCCATTGACATCGAGGCCCGGCTGGCGAAGCTCGAGGCCGGTCTGGACAAGGCCGCGCGCATGGCCGACAAGCGTGCCGCCGATATCGAAAAGTCGTTCCTGCGGGTGCAGGGCACGCTGAAGAACATCGGCGGCGCGCTCGGCGGCTACTTCTCGGTGCGCTACTTCGAGGGCCTGATCAACGGGGCGATCGACGCACAGGACAACCTGAACGACTTGGCGAAAAAGGCGCAGGTGTCCGTCGAGTCGATCGGCTCGATCGGCTTCGCTGCAGGTCAGGCAGGCGCGGACGTGGGCGAGGCGACCGCCGCGCTCGGGAAGCTGAACCTGCAGCTCGGCAAGGCGGCGAGCGGCGATAAGGAAAGCTTGGGCCTGTTCAAAAAGATCGGCGTGGATGCGCTCGATGCAGCAGGCAATGCGCGCAAGGCCGACGTCGTGTTCGCGGAGCTGGCCGACAAGTTCGGCGAGTGGTCCGAGGGGCCGGAGAAAGCCGCGGTCGGCATGGCCATCTTCGGCAAGAGCTACCAATCGATCCTGCCCCTGTTGAGCGAGGGCGGCGACTCGCTGCGCGAGAACACCGAGTATTGGAAAAAGTACTCCGGGATTACCGACGAGAGCGCTGCAGCAGCCGACCGCTACCGCGACGCGACGGGGAAGCTGCACCTGCTGCAGAGCGCGGTGGGCACGCAGCTCGCGAACAGCCTGCTGCCGTCGCTCGAGGCGATCGTCGGCCAGTTCATTGCAGCTCGAGAAGGCGGCGATCGGCTCTCGCCTGTGATCAGCGGGATCACGTCGGTCTTCAACGAGCTTGTCGTTGGCGCGACTGCCGTGGTCACGGCCTTTCGCATCATCGGCTCCGAAATCGGCGCGATCATGGCGCGCGCAGGTGCGCTCGGCAACTTCACGAAGGACGCCGAGGCGGCGATGCAGGGCCGATCGACGCTCGACAAGCTGAGCGATCCGACCTACGGCTTCCGCGAGGCGTACAAGAAGTGGGCGAACGGCGGCGCGCTCGCTGCAGTGAACGAGGCCGCAGCGGCTGAGCGCAAGGCGCTCGTGCAGCGCCAGCAGATGCTGAACAGCCTGCTGCGTTCAGGCAACGGTCGCGACTACACCAGCGGCAACGAGCTGGACGATCAGCTCGCGCGCATCGGCATCGGCGGCAAGCCCAAGAAGACTGCGCCGAAGCTGCCGAGCGACAGCAAGGGCGGCAAGGAGCGCGAGGACGAGGTGTCGAAGTACATCCGGCAGCTCACCGAGATGACGCAGGCCGAGCTGAGCGCTGAGACTCACACGCAGAACCTCGACAAGGCGCTCGGCAAGCTCGCCAGCGATCCCAAGTTCAAGAACGCGACCGCCGAGCAGAGGGCCGCGATCATCAATCTGGCCGAGGGGCTGGACAAGCTGAAGAACAAATACGACTCGAACGCTGACTCGGCGAAGCGTTGGGCCGAGGCGGTGAAAGAGGCCGACGACTACGCCGAAAAGCTGCGCGAGTCGCTTTACGCACTGCAGAACGAAGACCCCGACCGCGCGTTCGCGAAGTGGAATTCCGAGCTGCAGATTTTCATTCAGGGCATGAAAGACGCGAACATCACCGCCGAGGAACAGCAGCGCATCCTCGCGCGCCGCGCCGGCGTGGCTGACCCGCAAGAGAAGATCCAGCTGGGCCTGCGCCAAGTCAGCACGCTCGGCGCTGCAGGCCTGAGCGACGACGCGTTCGAGCGCCTGAGCTACAAGGTGACGGAGCAGCTTTCGGGCGGCGTGCCGGATGCCTTCAAAGAGGGCCTGAGCCGCATGGAGGACTTCGCTGCGGACTCTGCCTCGAGGATCGATGACACGCTCGGGCAGACGCTGCACGACGTTCTAACTGGCAACTTCGAGGATATCGGCGACTCGTGGAAGCACATGCTGGAAAACATGGTGGTGCAGGCGCTGCAGTCGGAGTTGTCGAACGCCCTGTTCGGCGGCTTCAGCCAAGGGAAGGGATTCGGTGGCCTCGTCGGCTCGCTGTTCCCCGCCCTGATGGGGGTCGGTGCTCGAGCTGCTGGCGGCAGCACTGCGCCGGGGTCCATCAATCGAGTGAACGAGCACGGCCCCGAGCTGCTGAGCGTCGGCGGAAAAGACTACCTGATGGCCGGCTCGCAGTGGGGGAAGGTCACGCCGAACAACGCGCTGGGCAGCGGACCCTCGATGGGCGACACGCACATCCACATCGCCTCAGGCGTCACTCGCAACGAGCTGGCCGCGCTGGTGCCGATGCTGAAGCAGCAGATTACGGGCGAGGTTATGGCGAAGCTGCAGCGGAGGGCCGGCTAATGGCGACCTTCGATTGGCCTTCAGTGCTGACCCCGCGCTCGGTGTCGTGGGGGATCACGAAGGCGGGCGTGCAGTTTCGTTCGCCCATGGCGGGCTCGATCGAGTCGGTCGAATTCCCCGGCCAGTTCTGGACCTGCTCGGTCACGCTGCCCGAGTTCACGCTGAGCGAAGGGGGGCAGGCCGAGGCGTTCTTCTCGCGCCTCGCAGGCGGCTCGGATCGCGTGCGCGTGCCCTACTGGCGGCGGCTGATCCCTCGCGGCACCCTGCGCGGCACCCCGACCCTGAGCCTCGCCGCTGCGCGCGGCGACCTCACGCTCTCGATCGTCGCCAACGGAGGCCTGCTGTCCGGCGATATGGTCGGCGTAGCGGGTCAGCTCTTCCAATGCTTCTCTGACTGCACACCCTCGGCCGGCATCCTCGTGGTGCCGCTTGTGAATCGTGTGCGCAGCGTGCTCGCTGCAGGCTCGCCTGTGACGTGGTTCCAGCCGACCTGCACGATGCTGCTGCCGAGCATGAGCAACGCAGCGCCGGCTGAGCCCGGGCGATCGCTCGGCCTCGCGATCGACCTCGAGGAGGTGCCGACGTGAGGACGATGAGCGCGCCGGGGCTGGCCCTGCTCGGGAACCGCATCGCGATCGCGCTGCTGGTGGAGCTGCAGCTCACGCAGCCGGTGCGCGTGACCACCGCGCGCGACTCGATCGTCTGGAACGGCGGCACCTTCATCGGCGGCAGGCAGACCGGTGTGGACCCGATCAAGGAACAGGGCGGCGAGGTGATCGGCATGGCCTTCACCCTTTCAGGCGTGCCGACCGAGTACCTGTCGCTGGCGCTGCAAGAGCAGATTCAGGGCAAGCTCGTCACGATGTGGTTCTGCCTTATGAATCCGGACACGCAGGCGATCGTGGACGTCATGGAGCTGTGGCGCGGCACGCTCGACCAGATGCCGATCAATCAGGGCCCGGCCACCGCGACGATCAAGGTCACGGCAGAACACCGAGGGATCACCTTCAGCCGCCCTCGAGGCCTGAAATACACCGACGCCGACCAGCAACGCCTGTTCTCGGGCGATCGCGCGCTGGAGTTCATCGTGAGTCAAGCAACGCATCAGGACGTGTGGCCGAGCGCCGCATTCTTCAAACGATGATCCGACTAGCCAACTGGCAGGCCGCTTTCGCGGCTGAGCTGCAGCGCCACCGCACGATGCCCTTCGAGTGGGGCAAGCACGATTGCGCGACCTTCGCGTGCGACTGCGCCGCCGCCGTCACGGCGTTCGACCCGATGCACGACCTGCGCATCTACAGCGACAAGGAGCAGGCCGACGCGATCATCGACAAGGAGGGCGGGCTTATCGAAATGGCCGACGCGCGATTCGGCGCGCGCCAGCGTCCGACCATGGCTCGAGTCGCCGACGTGGGCCTCGTGCACACCGAGCAGGGGCCGGCGCTCGCCGTCTGCAACGGCACGACTTGGATCGCTGCATCAGCAGACGGCGGGCTCGTGGCGTTGCCCTTCGAGGCCGCACTGATGTGCTGGCGGGTGGGGGGCTGACTCGTGCCGGGGGTTGTCGAGTTCGCGCTGTACTACTTTCTGGACATGGCCGTCCTGACCGTCTTGGGGACGGCAGGGGTCACGGCGCTGTCGTATGCGGTGGTTGCCGGCGCGGTCTATGCGTATGGCAGCTATCAGGCGAGCGCAGCGAAGCGCGCAGCGCGCAACGCCTTCAACGAGAGCGTCCGCGATCGCCTCGTGATGACCTCGACCACCGACGCGCAGCGCTCGCGCGTCTACGGTCGGGTGCGCAACGTGGACGGCATCGTCTACAAGGCCACGCACGGAGTTAAGAAAGAGTTCTACACCTTCGTCGTCGCCGTCGCGGGGCACGAGATCGATGGCTTCGAGCGCTACTTTTTCGGCGACCTGCTGCTAGAGCTGGACCCGAACGGCTACGTGACGAACGCGCCGTATGGCAACTCGAAGCCGATTCTGGAAGGGTTCATTACGCCGCCGCTCGCCTCGGGCTCGATCACGCTGCCGCATCCGCCGATCCCCGGCACCGTGAACCTGATCGACGTGGTGTACCCGGAAGGGCCTGACTTCCCGCAAGAGCGATCCGTCGCGACGACTATCTCGGGCAACGTCGTGTCTTGGTCAGGCGGCAGCGGAACGCTGCAGCTCATGGGCACCTACCAGTGGAACCAATCGAGCAGCAAGGCGCGCGTGCGCGGCTTCCTCGGCACCCCGAATCAGAACATCGGCAACGAGCTGGTGGCGCTCGGCATCAGCGACGTGTCCAGCTCGCACCGCTTCGCCGGCATCGCCTGCCTGCTCGTCACCCTGCAGTACGACCCCGACGTGTTCACTCAGGGCGTACCGGCCATGAGCGCGGTGATTCGAGGCGCGAAGGTGTTCGACCCGCGCAGCGGCCTCACGGCATGGTCCGAGAACCCTGCGCTGGTCGCTCGCGATTGGGCGCTCTATCCCTACGGCGGCGCAGCGCTCGCTGCCGAGATTCACGAGCCGCTGATCATCGCGAGCGCGAACGCCTGCGACGTGACCATTCCGTTCGCGGTCCCGGCGACCTCGCAGGCACCGGCGACGACCTATCAACGCAAGGTCTACGTGTGCGGCATCGTGATCCCGACCGGTGGCGACCCCGCCGAAGCGCTGCAGGAAATCGTCGTGTCCATGGCCGGCAAGTACGCATGGGCGGGCGGCAAGCTGCGCATCAAAGCGGCCTACTACAGCGCACCCGTCGCCACGATCGATGAGAGCTGGCTGAGCGGCCAAGGCGATATCGAAACGGTCAGCGGCCCGCCTCGGACCGAACTCGTCAACGTCTATCGCCCGACGATCGCCGATCAGGATCACGACTACGTGATGACGCCGACGAAAGAGGTGCGAGCGCAGGCGTACGTGGTGCTCGATGGCCAAGAGCTGCCGCGCGACCTGACCCTCGGCGCAGTGACGAGCTTTTATCACGCACAGCACGTCTGCGGCGTCATGCTGCGCGATCAGCGACAGGGCCTCTCGCTGAACCTGCCGCTGAATTTCAAGGCGTACCCGATCGAGCTGTACGAAACGGTGGCGGTGAACCTGCCGCGCTACGGCTGGACGAACAAAGAATTCGAGGTTCTGCTGTGGACGTTCAACCTGTCGGGCGGCATTACGCTCGGCCTGAAGGAAACGCACCCGAGCATCACGGACCCTGCTGCGCAGTTCCTCGCGCAGGACGCAGCGCCGAATACGAATCTGCCGCTCGAGTGGTTCGTGTTCTCTCCTCTCGGCCTCGGCGTCGAGTCCGGCACGGTCGCTCTCTCTGACGGCTCGATCGTCACCCGCGTGAAGGTCGTCTGGAACCCCACGCAGTACGAGGGCGTGCGGCAGGGCGGGTACTTCGAGCTGCAGTACATCGAGGCCGTCACGAACCCGATGCCGTCTGATGGCTGGCCCTCGACCGTCGAGGACGGCGCGAGCACCGGCACCGTGCTCACTGGCCTGAAGTCCGATCGCGTCTACCTGTTCAGGCTGCGGCAGGTCAACGGCCTCGTGCGCTCGGCGTGGTCGATGGTCATCGCGCACAAGGTCGCCGCGCCGAGCTTCAGCGAAGGGGTCCAGACCTTCTATCAAGAGGCGACGCCGACAGGTGCGCGCGACGGCGACCTGTGGAGCCAGCCGAGTAGCGGGATCATCTATCGCTGGAACGCATCGATATCGACGTGGGTGCGCTACATGGCCGTGCCTGCAGTCGATCTGGTGCTCGTGCCTGTCACCTACTGCTACGTGCAGGGCAACGCTGCGGGCAAGGGCGGCGGCTCGAACGATTGGGACTCCCAAGTCTTCTCGCGCGACATTTTCAAGAACGCCGGCTACTGTTCCTTCGTCGTCGTCACGACCAACTTCCAATTGATGGTCGGGCTGAACGACCCCGACACAACGCCGTTCGCTGACCCTGCTGCCGACGGCGCGTACTGGAACATCGACTTCGCGTTCTACATCGAGGCGAACGGCACCTTGTCGTTCTACGAGAACGGGGTCGGCCTTACCGGCGCGACGACCGTGAGCGCAGGCGACGTGCTCGCGATCGTCTATGACGGCTCGCGCGTGAACTACCTGCAGAACGGCGTCGCGCGCCGCTCGGTCAACACCACGCCGGGCCGGCGCTTCTACTTCGATAGCTCGTTCGCCACGATCGGCGGCTACATCCAGAACATTCGCTTCGCGCCGCTCAGCTCGAACGATTGGTCTTCGGTCGGCGGCGTGGACGTGCAGACCTCGCAGATTCACGATCAGGCCGCGACGACCGTGTTCGAGGACTCGAACGACTTCGCGGGCGCTGGCTACGGCACGAACGCGTCGATCCGTTCATTCACGATCACGCCTGCTGCTGCCTGCAACGTCGAAGTCTCGGGCTACATCAACGCCGATAACGTCTACCCCGATGCAGGCTCGACGCTCGGGTGGCGAGTGACCCTCGCCGGGGGCTCGTTCTTCAGCCTCTCGGACGCCGACACGAACGTCAACTTCACCAAACAGAAGTACGTGATGCATGGCACCTTCTCGGCTGCTGCCGGCGTGTCGCTGACCTTCTCGCTGCGGACGGTGAAGCTCGACAGCGGCGCGCCCGTCATGCACCTCTTCCAATCCAAGCTGCGCGTGACGCAGGTGAAACGATGAATCGAGAGTGGTCGTTCTACGATCCCGCGACGGGCCTGTTCGACTCGACGGTGCGCAGCATCCCCGACGATTGGCCGATCGAGGACTTCACGCCCGAGGGCCTGATCGCGATGCCGGGGCGCTACGACCACGAGCTGCAACAGGTCAGCCTGAAGTCCGGCAATGTCATCAAGAGGCCCGCGAGGACTTCTCTGCAGGCGGGGACTATGCTGCGGGCATTGCGCGACGAGGCCCTGAGGGCGTCGGATTGGACGCAGCTGCCGGACTCGCCGCTCAGCCTCGAGGACCGGGAGGTGTGGGCCGAGTACCGGCAGGCGCTGCGCGATGCGCCTGCACGCAAACGACTCCCCACACCCCCAAAGCCCTAAGGCCCTGCCCATGATCGACGAGAGCCAGAACCGCCGCAACGCCGACAAGCGCCACGACTGCAACGACGCGATCCGGCTTTACTTCTGCTGCAGCACGTTCGTCGCGTCGATCATCAGCATCACGGATCCGCTCAGCCTCGGCTGGCAGCTCGTGACCGAGGTGGGGTGGCCTGCTGACCTCGTGATGTACGGCCTCGCCGGCATCTCGTTCTTCGGCATCCTCGATGCTGTCATCAACGACTTTCTGCCTGACTCGTACCGCTTCCCGGTGCTGCGGCACTACCGCGACTTCGGGTACATGGTGATGGCTGCGATCTACGCCGCCTTCGTCTTCATGGCCGTGCAGCGCGGTCACACCTCGCTGCTGCTCGTGCGTTACTTGGTCGATATGTCGGCGTGCGTGTACGTGGCGGTCTGCGACGTGAACTATCGCTACCTCATGCCGCGCAAGCGGCGTGCTGCAGAGGCGAAAGGCGGACCGTGGCCCGTTCACTGATCAAGCGACTCCGATGCGTGCTTCTATTCCTGAACCCGTGTGTCGCCTTTGCGGCCGGTGTGACCTTCGACACCACGTTCCGGGGTGTCTCGCTGCTATCGGTTTCGATGGTGCTGATCCTGTCTACGGTGTTCGGCCTGGCTGCGCTGTTGAACCTGCTGAAGGACGGCACGCCGCCGCGTCTGCCCGCGTTTATCGCCGCGCACATGGTGACCGCGATCGCAGCCGGCATGGCCTCGTTCGTCTTCTCTGAGTACTACGAGCTGAACGACTGGCTCGAGGTCGGCATCATCATGTTGACGAGCTACGGCGGGGTGCGTTTCCTCGACCTCGGGCGCGACCACCTGTTCTCGCGCCTGACCAGCACGCAGCGCAGCAGCGACTCGACGCCCTCGTGAGCGATCCGGCCCCGCGCAACATCGCGGCCTCGATCGCGCTACTGATCGAGCGCGAGGGCGGCTACGTGAACCACCCGAGCGATCGAGGCGGGCCGACCATGTTCGGGATCACCGAGGCCGTCGCTCGAGCCTTCGGCTACATCGGCCCCATGGATCGCATGAGCTGGCAGATGGCGTACTCGATCTACGAGCAGCGCTACTGGCTTCAGCCTCGCTTCGATCAGGTGCAGACCATCGCGCCTGCGATCGCCGAGGAGCTGTTCGACACCGGTGTGAACATGGGCACCGACCGCGCCGGCGAGTTCCTGCAGCGATGCCTTAACGTGCTGAACAAGCGAGCGACTGCATGGCCTGACCTGAAGGTGGATGGTCAGGTCGGCGCGCTCACACGGCACGCGCTGAAGTCGTTTTACGGCCAGCGCGGGGGCGAGGGCCTGCAGGTGCTGCTGCGCATGCTGAACGCGCTGCAGGGGGCTCGGTACATCGATCTGGCCGAGCGCGACGAGAGCCAAGAAGACTTCGAGTACGGATGGCAAAGGACGAGGGTCACATGACGGAAGAAAAATCGATCGAGCGCGGCTTCGGGTGGGTGCCTGAGCTGCCGGACGTGCGGGATCACCACTTCAGCGACGGCAGGCGCCAGCTCGGCCTGATGGCAGGCCCTGCGCTGCCGCAGCGGGTCGATCTGCGCGAAGGCCCGAACGGGGGGCGGCTGAAGGTGCGCGATCAGGGAAGTCTCGGGAGCTGCACCGGCTTCGCGATCTGCGGCATGGTGAACTACCTGCACCCGAACGAGCTGCACTCGCCGCTGTTCACCTACTACGTCGAGCGCGAAATGCGCGGCTGGATCAAAGAGGACAGCGGCGCGTACATCCGCGACGGCATCAAGTCGATGCGCTCGCACGGAGCTGCGCCCGAGAAGGCATGGCCCTACGTGATCAAGCGATTCAAGTGGAAGCCCACGAAGGCGGCGACCGCAGCCGCGCAGCTCGACCTCGTGGGCAGCTACGCGCGCCTCGACTCGCTGCTAGACATGCAGACGTGCCTCGCGCAGGGGTTTCCGTTCGTCTTCGGCTTCACGGTCTACAACTCGTTCATGCACCGCGATGTGGCTCGTACAGGCGTGGCGCAGATGCCTCTCGATGGCGAGGCCCCAATCGGCGGTCACGCCGTCATGGCGGTCGGCTACGACCAGACGACGCAGAGGTTTCTGGTGCAGAACAGTTGGGGGGCGGGGTGGGGGCAGCGCGGGTTTTTCACGCTGCCCTTCCGCTACGTCGGGGACCCCGACCTCACGGACGATATCTGGACCGTGCGGCCTTAGTCGGCCTTACCGCTAACGACCCGCGCGAGGCGGGCGCGTCGCTCGCCGAAGGCCTCGATCTGGCGCACGCGCTCGCGGGTCACGCCGAGCCGTTCGCCGATCGCCTTCAGGGTCAGGCCTTCGCGCCGCATTGCGACGACCTCGAGGGCGCGAGCGACTCGCGCCGCATGAATCTCGGCGCGCGTTCTCACAGCAGCCTCGGTGTCGTCTGCTCGCCGAGCTGCACCAAGATGCGCTCGACCGCCTGCAGTCGCTCGGTGTGCTGCTTCGCCTCTGCCGGCTTCAGGCGTCCGGTCTGGATCCAGAACGGGTACACCCTCGCGCGCAGCGCCAGCTCGCGCCGGACCTCGAGCAGGCCGAAGGCGACCTCCTCGCCCGTCACCGTCAGCTCCACGTTCATGCGCGCCGCCTGTGCAGTCGCGCGCATGCAGCGAGGCCTGCCAGCATCAGCGCCCAAGTGCCGGGCTCAGGCGCATGCGGCACTACGGCCCCGAGCTGCAGGGGTGGCCGCTCTGCGGGCTGAGTGAACGTCATGTTGGCGATCATCACTCGCTGCGGGTTGTAGTACCACGGGCGCCAATCGGGACTCATCACGTCGCCGGACTGCACGGTGTCCCACCAGTTGTCGGGGCGATCGACCCATTGCAGGCCGGTGTGCCCGTAGACGGTGAACAGCCCCACGCCATGCACGAAGGGGTAAGCCTCGAGCAGCCATGACACATCGGCTTTGACGTGCTCGCCGATGTGCCCGTAGGGAGTGCCCAAGGTGTCCCAACTGCCGTCGCCGTCATAGCTCACGCTCCAGCCCTGTCCCGGCTGGAAGCCTGTCTCGGCATCGACCCCGCGCGTGTGCGCCACCACGTCGTACTCGAGGTACAGCGGCTGCAGCGGGTTCACTTCAGCCCGGTCTGCAGTCAGCCTGAACGAGTCGTAGCATTGCTCGATGTAGTAGCGCTCGCACGTCAGCGTGCGCTCGTAGGTGCCGATCGCCTGAGCGAGCGGCGCTGCGGCGAGAAGGGCAGCAGCGGTTGCGGTTCTGAGGTTCATGTGTCTCTCCGTTTCACGTGGATCAGGGAAGGGGCAGCAGCAGGCGCTGCCGGCCCCCGGTGGATACGCATGGTCGGTACGCTCGGCGCGCTCTCGAGCTGCTGCAGGTTGGTGCTCTGCTCGCTCGGCGGGAAGATCGTGACCCGCTCAGGGGGAGCGCTGGCGGCTGCGAAGCCGCCATACGGGCGCACCTTCGAGGGCGCTGGCGTGCCGAAGCTGATCGACACGCCGAGAGCGATCGCGAAGGCCGCGCCGTTCACTGCCGATGCGGCTGCAGCAGCCGCCCCCCGCCGATCGCGCCGCCGCCGAAGACGGGCACCACGGGCGGCATTGAGCCCACCGAGCGCTCGCTGATCACCGGTCGCAGCTCGACCTCGCGGCTCGTCTTCTCGATCGAGCCTGCGGCCCCTGCGATCGTGCCGCCGATCGCGCCGCCCGCTGCCGGCTGACCTGCAGCAGCGAGGCCGACCCCGACTG